ATTGGAAGACTTACAGATTATATGTTTCAGCAATCTCAGCTTTAGGATATGTAAATATGTATTCAATGAATAACGACTATGAAGCTACTTTTGAAGGTATTAAATTAGCAGTTGTTTATGGAATGCCTGATAATAAATTAGCTGCTGCACAAGTATCTAACTTATTCTTTGGAACTGACCTGTTAAGCGATACGACACAAGTAAAAATGCTTGATATGTCTCCACTAGATGGAAGTGAGAATTTAAGATTTGTTGCTAAGTATTCTGCAGGTGTACAAGTAGGTATCGGTGCTGAAGCAGTACAACAAGACTAATAACTAATTATATGGAGAGAGGGTTTTTCCCTCTTTCCTTAACTTTTAAAACATAAAATAAATGGCTTGTGATTTAACTAAAGGTAGAGGAATTCCTTGTAGGAATTTAATCGGTGGTGTTAAGTATATTTATTTTGGTCAATTTGATGAGATATCTGCTATTACTACTGTAGCTTCTGAAGTAACTGATATAGAAATGGGTAGTAATACTTTATTTAGATATTCAGTTAGAAGGGGTAATGCAAGTGTAACAGAAACTATCACAGGTTCTACAGAGAATAGTACAGTTGTGTATGCACCATCATTAAATGTAAAATTAACAGGACTTAGTAAGGCAGACCAAAACGAATTAAAACTTATAGCACAAAATAGACTTGTTTGTTTTGTTCAATTAAATCAAACATTATCAACTAATGACCATAATGTAATATTATGTTTAGGTGCAACTAATGGGTTAGACCTCAATACAGGTACTAATCAATCAGGTGCTGCTTTTTCAGACCTCAATGGATACGATTGGACACTAGAAGGACAAGAATTTGCACCAATGCAAACTGTAGCAGACTATACAACTGTTCCATTTGACAATACTGCATTTACTATGGGAACTATTGTAACTTCTTAATCAGATTTTACATATAAATTTAAAGGAACTACTTCGGTAGTTCTTTTTTTTTCCAAACAAAATCAATGTTTTTCTATTATATAATATGATACACGGACAATACGGACAACCTTATACTTTTTACACTACGACTGAGGAAAAAAGAATAAACAAAACAGTACCTAGTTCACAGATAAGGTTTTTGTTCAAGTTTACTAATGGTATGGATAGGAATGTGGTTTATGCTTATGGGCAGAATCAGTTAGTAAACAACAGATACACAAAAGTTAGTATGACACCTAATACAACAGAAAATGTATTTACAGGAAATATTGATTTTATGCCTAATGGATATTGGGAGTATGAAGTCTATGAAGTAAGTTGGCAGGGTTCTAGTGTGGTTTTAGGAACAGGAACTGCACCAATAAATGAAACAGATGTACTTAGTCCTGCTGCAAATACAAAAGGAGTAGTACAAGGAAGGGTAGAGATAGGAAAGCTATACATTACAGAAGCAACAGGACAAGAAGAAGTACAATATCAAGAATATGTTAAACCAACACAAACAAATTATATATACGTAAGTTAAAAATAAAAAAAATGGGAATAAAAAATACACAAGCATTATTAAATGAACAATTAGGTCAATTAGGGGGGGTAGAAATATTTACAACTGCTGCACAAACAGGTAAAGATTACTATGCTATTTACTTTGTAAAAGAAAGTGTAATAGGTACTATCACTATGACTAATTCAACAGGTTCTAGTGCTTTACACACAACTGTACCTGCGGGTATGACTTTGTTTGGTAAAGTAACTGCTATTACACTTACAAGTGGTTTAGCTATTGCATACAAAAACTAAGAAATGAAATTAGCATTAGGACTATCTTTACCTACAAGTAACAAGGGAGGTCTTACACCTATACAAATACAGGTTAATGACTTTGAAGCAAGAGTTATTGCTGATGGTGGAGTATTTGAAGCTAAGGCTTGTTTAGTAGACCAATTAAAAAAATTAAATAATATAGCATGAGTTTATTAGATGATGTAAGTATTGTAGTAACTCCTAACGGATATAAGGCAGGAACTTTGTATGGTGTTTTACCAACAGCTACTGAAAGTTCAGAACTGATAACTTGTGGAGATTTTGCTTGTGCAGACCCTAATGCTGCTTGGACAAGAGGAACAGGAACAACAATATCAAGTGGGGTTGCTAATATAACAATAGCTTCATCAGGTAGTAGTCCATTATCACAAACAGGTGGTATTTTTGTTTCAGGAAAAAGATTTAAAGTTACATTTACTATATCTAATTATTCTAGTGGTAGTATAGCAGTTAGTAACATATCTCCTACAACATATAGAAGTGCAAATGGAACTTATACTTTAGATGGAATAGGTGCAGGTGGAGATTTTTTATTTTTTTCTAGTGGTTTTGTAGGTAGTGTAGACAATATATCTGTAATAGAAGTTACAAATTCAGATATGGATGTTACTAGAGCAACTGCTGCTACAAGAGTAGATGAGAATGGTTTAGTAAATTATGCTCAAGTTGTAGGTAGTGAAGTAGTAATTAATGGGGATTTTGACACAGATAGTAATTGGGCTAAAGGTGCTAATACAACTATAAGTGGTGGTAAATTAAATTCAAATTCAGCAGGAGTTTATGTTATAGCTAGTCAAGTACCATCACCATATATATTTCAAAATAAAGTATATAAATATTCAGTTACATATACAATAACAAGTGGAAGTGTAAGACTTGGAGATTCAAATCAAGTTTGGGCAGGAAGCACACAATCTACATCAGGAACATATACAAACATTGTAACATCTTCTTCCGTTGCTAATGGTCAAATATATTTTACTTCACCTAGTTCGGATTTTGTAGGTTCAATAGACAACGTATCAGTAAAAGAAACAGATTTAAACAACGTACCTCGTATAGACTACACAGGAGGAGGTTGTCCACATATATTAGCAGAGCCACAGAGGACTAATAGTTTATTTCAGTCTAATCAGTTTGATACGACTTGGGTTTTAACAAATTCAAGTGTTGTTGGTAATCAAAGTGGAATTTATAACACAACAGATGCTTGGAAATTAGTAGGTAATGGGTCTAATAATGATAGATTAAATTCAAATTCACTTTCAAGTGGTGCATACACTTTTTCAATTTATGCAAAAGCAGGAAATTCAAAATTTACTGCTGTTGTATTAGGTAGTGCAGTTGTTTATTACAATCTTGAAACAGGTTCTGTGGGAAGTGCAGCAAATGTTACAAATTCAAGTATTGAAAGTGTAGGTAATGATTGGTATAGATTAACTTTATCCGTTGCGAGTTTTACTGGCTCTGCTCAAATATATATTGCAAATGGTGTTGGTAATGTGAACACAAGTAATGGGGATTTTATATATTTACAACATGCACAAGCAGAGGTTGGAAGTTACGCTACTTCAATAATACCAACATCAGGAAGTGCAGTTACAAGAAACAAAGACGTCTTTACAAGAGATGGTATAGCTAGTTTAATTAATAGTACAGAGGGTGTGTTGTTTGGCGAGATAGCTGCACTTTCTAATACAAGTACAGATAGAGTTATGTTATCTTTATCTGATGGCACTACATCAAATAGAGTTTATATTAGGTATGGTAATGCATCAAATCAAATAGAAGCTAGGTCTACTGTCGGTGGTGCAAATTCTGGACTGACAAGTTTTGTTGTTACTGATGAAACAGATTTCATTAAGGTTGCGTATAAATGGAAATTAAATGACTATGCATTATGGATTAATGGAGTTGAAGTAGCAACAGTATCATCAGGAGTGGTAAATAGTGCTAATACATTAAATAAATTAAGTTTTGATAGTGGGTCAGGAACACGAATAGCAGAGGGTAAAATAAAACAACTAATGTGCTTTGATGAGGCATTAAGTGATGAGGAACTATCAGATTTGACTGGACAAGCAAACTTGAGTTTTAATAATTTAGCAGAATTTTACGGATATACAATATTATAATTATGGCAGAACCAACAATACAATTAGGCGGCGGAAATTGGGCTGGAAAGACCGACAACCTTTTAGGATACTATAAAAAGGGCGAGAGATTCTACAAGCAAGACTTCACATTTTCAAGAAGCACAACGGGAACTTATACAGATAAAGATGGATACATCCAAGAAATGCCGTATAACTTGCTTCAGCAATCAAATGATTTTGATACAACTTGGGGTACAAGTAGTGTAACTATTTCAAGTGGTAAAAGTGGATACAACGGAACTAATAACGCTTGGTCATTAAATAGTAGTTCGGAGGGTTATTTATTTCAGTATTTAACAAATGAAACTTCAAATACATTAAGCATTTATGCAAAAGCTGGAAGCGTAAACAATATTAGATTAAGATTTTTCGGAACATCTAATGGCGAGGGTTATTTTAATTTAAGCAACGGAACAAAAGGCACGACAAGCGGTTTAGCAAATTCATCCATTGAAAATGTTGGTAATGGTTGGTATCGATGTAATATTAGTATCAACACCACTATAAGCTTGGTGCGTATATACCCATCAGTAAGCTCAAGTTCGAGTAGTGGCACAAATGGTTTTGTTTACATCCAAAACGCACAAGTAAACTCAGGCACATCCGCAAAGACATATTTCCCAACGACAACGAGGTTAAATATGCCAAGAGTTGACTACCTTAACAACTCCAATGGCTCACTACTTATAGAACCACAGAGGACTAATTTAGAAACTAAAAGTAATGGGTTTTCTACTTGGTCAGCTAATACTAATGTAACAAGAACTGCTAATTATACTTTATCTCCTGATGGAACACAAAATGCTACAAGATTACAATTTACTGCTAATGGTTCTTGTTCTAATATAACTCAATCACTAGGGTCATATACTATATCTTGTTATGCAAAAAGAAATGATAGTGGAACACAGGATGTAGGTTTTTTTACAAATGGTAGTGGGGTGGTAAATAGTGCTTGGTCGCTTACAAGTGATTGGAAAAGATTTACATATACTTTTCCTGCATTAAATGCAGGGGCTATGGGAATTGCAGGAAATAGTGGTGCTGATGTTTCTGTATTTGGATGCCAACTAGAAGGACTAGCATCATACGCAACATCATACATACCAACATCAGGAAGTACAGTAACTAGGGTGGCAGAAACTTGTAGTCAAACTCCTGCAAGTGGTGTTATAGGACAAACAGAGGGAGTTTTGTTTGCAGAATTTAGTGTTTTTGATATTGTATCAAATATTAAAGCAATATCATTAGTAAAATCATCATCACCAACAAGCAATGCAGTAATTTTATATTATTTTGGTAATAGAATTGCTTTTGATATTTTGAATCCATCAGGTACTGTTTCTGTAATTACAAATATTACTAACGCTTTACAACTTAATAAAGTTGCATTAAAATATAAATCAGGAGATATTGCTTTATGGTTTAATGGAGTAGAAATCGTTACAAGAACTAATACAATTTCTTTAAGTGGTTTGGACAAACTTGAATTTGATTTTACAACTGGCAATGGGTTTTACGGTAAAATAAAACAACTACAAGTATATAAGACTGCATTAACAGATACTCAATTAGCAACATTAACAACAATATAAAATGAATATATACAAACTACAATACACAGACAAAGCAACAGGAGATGCTGACTTACTATCTAAAGGTACTTATGAAGTAGTAACTAAAGAAGGTGTTACTCAAGATGTTTACAGAAATGGTACACAAGCTATAGTTTACATAGGTAAGATAGTAGAGATACCTGCAAAGTATGACAAAGATGGACACGAGATAACTCCTCCTGTTTATTTTACTGGAGTATTCTACGACCTAATGACTACAGAAGAATTTGACTTTGGAACTAATGAGATATTTCCAACAGATTGCGTACATTCGTTTGCAGGATATGAGAAAAATGCTGAGGGTACTGACATAGACCCTGAAGAACTAGAAGAAATATAAAAATATGGAAAATATACTAAGTGTAGATTTATCAAGTGCAACTAGCCCTGTTATTGAAGAAATAAGGGGTAAGAATTATATAGAGTACGGAACAGAGGAATATAGAAACCTATATCCTCAGTTCTTGATAGACCTTTACTACAATTCTAGTACACACGCTGCGATTATCAATGCTACTGCAGAAATGATTGCAGGGGATAATATTGTTATTGATAATGAAGAAGAAGCACAAAGAGATAACTTAGACAGATTAGTTAAATTAAAAAACTTTTTCTTCCACGCAAACGGAAAAGAAACACTACACGAAGTAATTAAAAAAATAAGTTTTGACTTTAAATTACAAGGAGCATTCGCATTACACTTAATTTGGAACAAGGCTAAGACAGAAATAGTAGAAATCTATCACGTTCCTGTAGAGAGGGTACGAGCAGGAAAGCCAAATGCTATGGGAGTTGTTGATTGCTATTATGTATCAGCAGATTGGTCTAACACAAGACAAAACAGACCTACTAAGATTGCAGCATTCGATATGAACGACAGGACAAGTCCTAGTCAATTATTATATAGTGGTTTATATAGTCCTAATATGGATATTTATCACACACCTGATTATATAGCTGCAAATAATTGGGCTTTAGTAGACCAAAGAGTAGCAGAGTTTCATCTTAACAATATATCTAATGGCTTCTCAGGAAGTTATATGGTTAATTTTTCTAATGGGGTGCCGACACAGGAAGAAAGATTACAAATAGAACGTAGCCTAACAGACAAATTCACGTCAGCAAGTAATTCAGGGAAATTTGTATTGACTTTTTCAGATGACAAAACAAGAACACCTGAGATATTTCCTATATCAGTAAGTAACGCAGACAAACAATACTTGGCTCTACAAGAATTATTGGTTCAGAACATCTTAACAGGACACAGGGTAACCTCTCCTATGCTGATGGGTATAAAGTCGGACACAGGACTTGGAAACAATGCTGACGAGTTAATGAATGCAGCAGACTTCTACCTTAATACTGTAGTAAAGCCATTTCAAACACATATCATCAAAGTTTTAGTAAAAATATTTAAGATTAACAATATGGACTTGCCTGTTTCTTTTGTGCAGACAAAACCAATTACATCTAAGTTTACTATCGAAGATATGAAGTCAGTAATGACACAAGATGAAATTAGAGAGGAACTAGGTTTAGAGCCTTTAGAGAAAGAAGAAATAGTTGAAGAAGATTTAGCCAAAGTTGGAATGATAGATGGTAAACCTGTATTTGACACTATAGAAGAAGCAGAGAAACACGCAAAAGAGATTGGGTGTAGTGGTTATCACGAACACGAATACGAAGGTAAGACAGTCTATATGGCTTGTGAATCACACGAAGAAATGCTAAACCTAGAAAAGACAGAATTAGATGCTTTCTTAGATACTATGGAAGATATACCTGAAGATTGGGAATTAATATCTGAGGAAATAGTTGATGGGGAACACCAAGATTTTGATTATGAAGCTGAACTAAACAACATAAGCAATACAGAATTAACCTCAACAGGAAGGGCTAACCCTAATGCAAGAAGTAGTCAAGATGGTTTAAATAAATCTAAGACTGCTTTTTATAAAGTTAGATATTTATACACACACGATAATTTCTTAATAAATGAATCAGGAACAAACAGAGAATTTTGCACTAAAATGATGAAAGCAAAAAAGATTTATCGTAAAGAGGATATAATGAGAATGAGTAAAATACCTGTTAATCCTGGTTTTGGTAAAAAAGGTGCAGCGACATACTCAATTTGGCTCTACAAAGGAGGACCTCAATGCGAACACTTTTGGTTAAGACAAGTCTATAAAGCACCAAAGACAGATGACAACTATGTTTATTACCCTGATAAAATACAAGATGATAAAAACATAGGTTACACAAAAGCTAAGTCAGAAGGGTTTACTGCAAAGAAAAATGACAACCTAGTTGCTAAACCACCAAAAAGAATGAAGAATCACGGATATATAAAACCTAGATAATATGGCAGGATATGTACTATTCATAAGTGAAGACAAGCTAAAAGATTCAACTGCAATCAATATGAATGTAGATGTAAACTTTCTACTTCCTTATGTAAAAATCGCACAGAAAAAATATGTAGAAACTAAACTTGGTACTAATTTGTTTGTAGCAATACAAGGAATGATTAGTGGGGGAACTATTAGTAATCCTGCAAATGCTAACTATAAAACACTACTAGAAGATTATGTAGCTGATATGTTGGTTCACTATGCTTTTTACGAGGTATTGCCTTTTTTAAGATATAAGGTACAAAATAACAATGTAGTTTCTAAGACTGCTGAAAACTCAACACCTTTGACAAGGGCTGAAGCACAAGACTTACGTTCAGAGATAAGTAATACTGCACAGTTTTACACCGAAAGACTAGTAGATTATTTATGTAATAATTCTAGTTTGTTTCCTGAATACTCTACAAATAGTGGTGCTGATGTTACCCCTAATTCAAATGCTTATTATCAAGGGATGAACCTAGAAAGACCTGATAAACAAGATACTAAAATTACAATTAGAGATTTTTTAGACACTACATATAATTAATGAAGAAACACTATAAAGTAAAAGAAGAAAATAAAACAAAATTAAAATCATACTTGACAAATGCCAATACAAAAAACAGTACAGGACAGTCTAGAAATAGCAGCAGTAAACGGAACAGTCCTAAGTGTAACCACATTCACTAATATAGAAATAGCTTTAAAGATTATTCTGCTAGTTGTATCAATAGCTTATACTATAGACAAATGGTATAGTCAAAAGAAAAAACACAGTGAAAAAAAGAAAGCTAAATAGCACCAATCCTCGTTATCAAAAGGTAGAAGAAGCAAAGAAGACTACGAAAGTTTTGATTAACAATCTTAAAGGGGTAAAAATCTTTGCAGTATTTAATAAATAAAATTTGAATCATTTTAATATATCTGAATTTGATAGCCCTGACTTAGAAGGTAGTGGTCAGAAAATGGACAGAGTGTTTTTAAAACTCTTAGACCAAGCAAGAGATAGGGCAGGAGTACCATTTAAAATACTAAGTGGTTACAGAACAATAGAACATAATTTATATGTAGGTGGTAGGGTTGGTTCTAGCCACCTTTTTGGTTTAGCAGCAGACATATACTTGCCTAAAAGTTCTAGAGAAAGGTTTTTAATCATAAATGCTTTACTAGAAGTAGGGTTAAACAGAATAGGCATAAACTTTAAAGGAAAATTTGTACACGTGGATATGGATAGAAGTAAAGATAAAAATGTCCTATGGACATATTAATTAATTTAAAATAATAAAAATGAAAAACTATTTAATTTTAACAATGTTAAAGTCTAAGAAGGTATGGTTTACCATAGCAGCTATTATCGTTCCTTTCATAGCAAGAAGTTTAGATGTTGATGAGGTACACGTTAGTGAAATGTTTTGGGCATTAGTAGGTCTAACAGGTGCACAAGGGTTAGCTGATAGTGGAAAGAAGTAATAGATACAGATTAAAGCCACACGAGATAAAAGTCATTCAAAAACTGCGAGAGCAAGAAGTCAGTAACGTATTAGTAATAGGGGATTTGCACGAACCTTTTTGTTTGGACTCTTATCTTGATTGGTGTATAGAACAATACCACACCTATAATTGCACGGAGATAGTATTTATAGGCGATATAATAGACAATCACTACTCAAGCTACCACGAAACCTCAG